CGGAAGACCCGCACCACCCCCTGATCAAGGGGGTTCAGTTCAGAAACTCACGAGAAAGGAATCCACTTACGGCCATAACCTGTAACGCCGTCCCGAGGAACAACGTACCGATTATCGTCAAACCGAGCGTCACCGCTTAGCTCGACACCGTATAGGAGTGAAGCCCACTGCACATCATTCGAGAACCGGCTCAAGTATACCTCACGGTATTTAACTGGAGCCCAGCCTCTTATGTAGCGTATGGAATCCCTAACTCGAACGTCCCACCTGCTCACTTCATCGTGGAGTACAACGTCACCAAGAGCCTCAGGACCGCGACAAGCTCGGACATGAGAAGGTATGCGATCAAGCACACCAAACCATGTCTTACGAATCTGTCGCTCTTGCGGCGTCCCAATGACGACCTCTTTGAGAAAAGTGCGGCGAATGCCGTTAGCAAGTGAGATAAGTCGCGCGGGTTCACTGATGTTCTCCTTCCAGTAGTACGGACGTACGTCCACACCCCGAAAGTAATCACCACCGCACGACTCCCGAAACTCACCCGAGATGAAAGTTTTCTCCTGATTGGGAGAAAAGCCCCACCATCGAAGAGCTCCGAGAACTGCTTCGGCCCATTCGGTAGGAACAATAATGTCATCCCCGTAAACATAAACGTTTTCCCCAGGCACTAAAGTGTCGGAGAGCCCGCATATGGCTACGAGAAAGACAAGGGTTTCTAACTCGAATGTAAAGCCGTTCCCCATGGATGAGAACTTCTCTAACCAAACCCAACGACCATCCACTTCCGTGAGATGTGTACGGGTCCGGTCGAGGAGCTCAAACCAGTCCGGGGGCAGTAACAGCCGGACAGCTGATTCTGCAATGCAGTCGCTTGCGGACGATAAGTCGATTGTAGCCAGATGCCCTGTCAGAGAACTGGCGCGAGCCAATTCCTTATGGGTTGTCTGGCCCTCGTCGAGGTTAATCCCTCCTCGACGCAAACGTCCACGCAACACCTTCCCCAAAGGGAGCTGAAACGTGACGTTTAAGGACGGCTGCTTACCGCATGACCTGCGGGTCCGCGCATCCTTATCCACGGTGAAGTATTTATCACCGCGGACAATCTTCATATCGTCCTTGCGTGATCCACGTCCCCAAGCCGACCTTCCATAGGAAGAAAGCCAGGGAACAGCAGACCACGTGAGTGTAACCTGACTAGATAGTTTGTCAGGCACCGTCGACATGGTCGAACGATCAGAGACTGTCGAACCAGGACCGAAGCGGGGGGTCAAATCCTCGCTTCCAGGGCTTCTCCCAACCAACTTCTTCATCTTTTCTTGACATCTACGAACGTAGTCGTCAAGCCCCTGATTTCCGGCTGTAAAGCCATCACACAGGGGTGAGAGTCGTCGATTAGTGATAAAGCAAGTCCGCTCGCATTCCCACCATTTCTGGCGGGCACGAGCCTCTGCACCTTCTCGGTCCGTGGGCAGGAACCTCGCCTTCTTAAGGAAGGCGGTTGCTTGCGCCGTACGGAAGTAATCGTTTGGATGCAGAAAGTCGACAGGGTCAACCGACAAGGTTGTCAAGTCTTCCCAACACTCGTAACGAACCAGTATTGCTACTGTTAAGGAACGAGCGCAGTCCAGCGCTTCCATCTTGGAGAGCACGATTTGCTTCACATCTTGTGATAGCATGCTGTGTAGGACCTTTCCTTGCGTGTGACTGCCCGGGATGGGCAGACGAGTAGGCTAGTTGATAGCCATTCGGCCTAGGTATTCCCTAGGCCTCAGGTCGGCGCGTAGCCGGCCTTCACGCTGTCCTTAAACAGCACGGACGCGACCAGATTCGCAAATTGCGAAGTTGCCTCATTGATGTCGACCTGGTTCATGTCTTTCGGGACAGTCCAGTCAACAGAGGCGAGCTGACGCTGAATCACCGACGTAACGCCGGTGGTGGTGTCAGTCGCGATTTGGGGGTAGAGGAAGTAGGCCCGAAGGGCTCGCTTCTTTCCGCCGTCCATCTCACGTGACATCAAGCGCAGCTCCGGCTGGTGCGCGGGAGCAGACCCAACGGTCTGGCTCTTCCAAATCGCTTGGACACCGTCGCCCGATGAGGGCGAAGCGGCGGTAAAGACGATGTCGGTTGTTCCGTCGTTCTTTTTGACGGTGATGTTTGCCATCGTGGGCATATTGGTCCTTCAATGGTTGAATGTCACTCAGAATGAGCGCATTTGTTGCAACAACAGCGAAATCGCCGTTGCGGCACGGGTTACAGAAACTCTCCCAGGCGTGGGAGCCTTCAGACTTGCCTCGGGATGAGACAAAAGTCTATGGATGCTAAAAGCCCGGTTCAGTGCGTATGCATTTACTACGCCCGGATGCTTAGAAGTAAGACGATAGTCGATCAGGTCTGTCGTGAGACAGCACTGACTTTTATCGAATACTCTAAGACCCACCCATTCCGTAAAGCTTCCGAGAAAGCCGGAAACGGGTATGAACCAGTCCACAACAAACGAGAACGGAACCAACTCCCAGAGCAACGTCGCAGGGTTAATAAGACCCAGTTGATTAGCTTTCCAGAGGTTAGGGTTCGTGACCTCGAACGAACAGCACACCTTAGCCTTAATATCAAGGCTTTGGTTAGCAAGAGTGCGGTAATTCGTTTCCTCTACTTTCCAAACGTAAGTTTTCTGGTCCCTTGCGGAACCTTTAACACGTTTGTTCTGTATAGGCTGCTGCAGAATGTCAATCCCCGCGTAAATGTCCTGTATCATCGGTTTCCAACCGAAATGATACTCGAGCCAGAGACCACCAAGGTCTTTTGTCTTAGACTGTTTTACGGTCGTAGACAATGCGCGGGAAATGCCTTTAAAATCACGGCGGGAAACCGCTAAGGTAAAGGCAAGAAGCTGAAGGGCTCGGGAAGTCACCATTTTGGCGGCTTGCCTTCTCTCAGCCAAATTGACTAACCACTCGGCGCGTTCACTAACCTGGCCACGCAATCTTTGCATGGCTTTGAAGCGAGCGTCGTACGTAACAGAGCTGGAGCAGTCGAAGAACGAAGTTCCACCAGCGGCAGCATTGCCACTGGCAGTACTCGCGTTATCCGGACTGATAACACTGAAGTCAGTTGCCAGGTTATTCCGCTGGTTCATACGATACGGCAGGGACAAGTTATAAGGCTTGACCTGTTTGTATTTGTATTGATAGCGGTGATAACTGGCTGGACCTTTCGTAGAATTGTTACGATTGGTCTCAAAAGGTCCCGTGATTGGAGTTGTCAAGCGAGATCTCCTCGTTTTGAGCTCCGGACCTTTTCTAGGACGCCTCCTAGGTATGCACTAGCATACGCTGACTAACTACGCACGAGGGAGCGTGGACCGAAATCCATTCCCCCTTACCCTACGTTGAAGGCGCGTAGAGGTACCTGATTACCCTAGCATGGCTGCTAAGTTGTGGGGACCACCCCATAATGGATACCTATATCAGAGTCGGCAGGTTGCCAAATTCTGAACTAAAGACCATGTGTCCGGAAG